TATGAAGACAATACACCTGAGAGATTGCTAGTAAAAGAGCAAGTAACTCAGGCAAAACTTCAAAAACTTAAACGTAACCTCACTTAAGGATATTCCTCATGAAATTAGTATTATGTTCTGTTAAAGACCGTGCAGCGGATGCTTACGGTCGACCAATGTTTGTTCCGTCTGTTGGTGTCGCAATAAGGAGCTTTAGCGACGAGGTTAATCGAGCTGATGCCGATAACCAATTATTTAATCATCCGGATGACTTTGATTTATATGAGTTTGGCGAATTTGACGATAATTCTGGTCAATTTGCTTTACATGATCAACCAAAACTATTATCCTTGGGAAAACAGGTAAAAATACCTAAGGAATGATTTAAATAAAACCGACTCAAAGGTATTATCTTTGGGTCGGAATATACTAGGGAGCTTAATAAAATGCATCGTAATCAATCGGTAGATGTACACCAATTTACAATGATTCCAAAAGCGGATATACCCCGCTCTTCGTTTGATTGTCAATCAACACACAAAACTACATTCGATGCTGGATATCTCGTACCAGTGTACGTAGATGAAATGCTCCCAGGCGATACATTTCGCCTAAATATGACGGCATTTGCCCGTCTAGCAACCCCTCTTTATCCAATTATGGATAACATGCACTTAGATTCATTCTTTTTCTTTGTCCCAAATAGGCTTATTTGGAACAATTGGCAAAAATTTATGGGTCAACAAGCGAATCCTGGTGATTCGATTTCTTATGTTGTACCCCAACAAGTATCACCAGCTGGTGGATACGCTATAGGTTCTTTACAAGATTACATGGGTCTTCCAACAACTGGTCAAGTTACTGGATCAAATACTGTATCGCACTGTGCTTTTTGGCCACGTGCATACAACCTTATATATAACGAGTGGTTTAGAGATGAAAATCTTCAAAATTCTGTAACTGTAGATTTAGGTGATGGACCTGATACTGTATCAAATTACACATTATTACGTAGAGGTAAACGCAAAGATTATTTTACCTCTGCGTTGCCATGGCCACAAAAGGGCGCTTCTGTAACATTACCGTTAGGAACTTCTGCTCCTGTTTATGGTACTGGTAAGAGTTTAGGTTTGTCAGATGCAACAAACAATTTTGGTTTAAGTATTAATTCGGTAGGTTCTAGTACTGCAACTGCATGGACTAGCGGTTATAACTTAAATATTGGTACTGCCGGTGCTAATTCTGGTACGGGAGCCACTTCTGGTAAAGCATTAGGTGTTGTAACTTCTGGAGTATCAGGACTTTATGCTGATTTATCTACTGCAACTGCAGCAACAATTAATCAATTACGTCAATCCTTTCAAATCCAAAAACTTTTGGAGCGTGATGCACGCGGAGGTACACGTTATACTGAAATTATTAGGTCACATTTTGGTGTTATTTCTCCTGATGCTCGCTTACAGCGTCCCGAGTACATCGGGGGTGGATCAACCAATATTAATATTAATCCGATCGCTCAAACGTCGGGTACTAATGCTAGTGGAACTACTACCCCTATGGGCACACTTGCTGCTATGGGTACTGCCTTGGCTCACAATCATGGTTTTACTTACTCGGCTACTGAACACGGCGTAATTCTTGGCTTAGTATCGGTACGTGCCGATCTTACATACCAGCAAGGACTGCAGCGTATGTGGAGTCGGTCAACACGATACGATTTTTATTTCCCAGCATTTGCAACCTTAGGCGAACAAGCCGTACTCAATAAGGAAATTTATGTTACAGGTACTTCTGGGGATAATGATGTATTTGGCTATCAAGAACGCTGGGCAGAATACCGATATTATCCTAGCCGCATTTCAAGTTTGTTCCGTTCTACTGCTGCTGGAACTATTGATGCCTGGCATCTTGCACAAAAATTCACTACTACACCTACGTTGAACACAACGTTTATCCAAGACACACCACCAGTGAGTCGAGTAGTAGCAGTGGGTTCAGCTGCTAACGGACAACAATTTATTTTTGATAGCTTTTTTGATTGTAAAAAAGCTCGACCAATGCCAATGTATTCTGTACCTGGCTTAATTGATCATTTTTAATGTTTAAGGCAATAGCAAACGCATTTAGTTCAGCTCCTGGCCTAGGTTCTTTACTAGGCGGAGCAACTGCTGGTTTAGGTTCGTTTTTTGGTCAACAACAAGCGAATCAAGCCAATACTGCTATGGCTCAAGAACAAATGGCTTTTCAAGAACGTATGTCTAATACGTCGTATCAACGAGCCGTAACAGACATGATAGCTGCGGGTCTTAACCCCATGCTAGCTTATTCTCAAGGCGGTGCCTCGACACCGTCCGGACAGACCGCAGTTGCACAAAGCGCTTTAGGCGCTGCTGCAAATAGTGCTGCACAAGCAGCCAATACTATTGCAGATATAAATTTAAAAACAACACAAGCGTCTACAAATAACAGTCAGGAAGATCTAAATAGAGCTAATCAAAATTTAGCTTTAATTGAAGGTGCTAATAAGGCAGCTCAATTACCTGGACACCAAAGATACGTAGACCAAGTTACAAGCATGATTAATCAAAATAATGCTATGGCAGCGCAAAGCTCTGCATTAGCAGCCAAACATACTGCCGAATTGCCAGAGTCAAAAGCAATTGGCAGATTATATGAAGGTAATAAAGGCGCATATATTAAAGGCGCTGAACGATTGTCACCCGTTGTACGTGATGTAGGAATAGGTGCATCGTCAGTTGGAAATTTAATAACGAAAGGATTGTCAAATCCTTTTAGACCATACCAACCAGATAGTAGACCCACTTCAAATCGGAGATAAAAATGTCAAAAAACAATGTTTTTTTACGTACACCATACAACTATGACAAAGATGCTGCGTCAAATGAGTCAGGGTTGCATTGTGAGGATGCCTCCCTGGCTCAGCAGCATTTTAAAGACGAAACTGATATTAATAATATTCTTCGTCAATTTAACATTACAGGGCTTTTACCTGAAAGCCCATTAAGCCCCCGTTACGGGGACTTTACCGGTATTAGTGATTACCATACCGCTTTGAATCGTGTTATCGCTGCTCAAGATGAATTTGAGGCATTACCAGCCCAAATTAGAGCAAGATTCGATAACGATCCATCAAAATTGATTGAGTTCCTTGAGAACGAGAATAATCGACCAGAAGCCGAGGAACTCGGACTGGTCGAAATAGCAGCTGCCGAAGCCGTAGAAGCTGTTAAAAACACCCCTGAAAAGGCGGCTGAATAAGCCGTAGCACAGTTACCTTACTAGATGTAACTGTGCTAGGTGACACCAAACCGCTAAAAGTTGATAAAAGGAGATCTAAAAATGATGTATAGAAAACCAGTAAATAAACGTCGATCTGCTCGTTCTTTTAGAAAGAACGCACGACGCACTAAATCAGCAAATATGCAAAAAGCCCCACAACGTGGAGGCTGGAGGCTCTAAAAAAGCCCCCAGGCACCTCACATGCCTTGCTATCACCCAATAAGTGCATATCAATGCACAGATGGAACAATAGTCTTTTCAGAATTGAAAAGACACGATATCTCACGATCACTAAACCTACCATGTGGACAATGCGTAGGTTGTAGATTAGAACGCTCACGTCAGTGGGCTATTCGATGCATGCACGAAGCTCAAATGCATGAAAAAAACTGTTTTATCACACTTACCTACAATGATGACCATATCCCAAGCGATAGATCACTACGCTATCGAGACTTTCAGCTCTTTATTAAAAGATTACGAAAACGGTATCCTGGACGAAGAATCCGTTATTATATGGCTGGAGAATATGGTGAGAACTTTGGCCGTCCGCACTGGCATGCCTGCATCTTCGGACTCGATTTCGATGATAAGAAATTATGGAAACGGACTGCCGCTAATAGTATCTTATATAGATCCGAAGACCTTGAATTACTCTGGCCATTTGGTTATTCCTCCATTGGAGATGTTACTTTCGAATCCGCAGCCTACGTGGCTAGGTACATTATGAAAAAGGTAACCGGAAAAAACGCTAATGAACATTACACTGAAATAGACCCCGAATCAGGGGAAATTACTACACGTAAACCCGAGTTTACGAAAATGAGCCTTAAGCCTGGAATTGGTTACGAATGGTATAAAAAATACACTTCCGATGTGTATCCTAACGACTATGTGATAGTTCGTGGAAAAAAAGTCAAACCTCCTAAATACTATGACAAAAATTATAAAATAGATAATCCATATGAGTTTGACGAATTACTTTACTTCCGAGAAAAGTCTGCTAAACTAAACTATGAAGACAATACACCTGAGAGATTGCTAGTAAAAGAGCAAGTAACTCAGGCAAAACTTCAAAAACTTAAACGTAACCTCACTTAAGGATATTCCTCATGAAATTAGTATTATGTTCTGTTAAAGA